AGCAAATGAAACAGCAATTTCTGTCATTTCGTCTTTTGAATTCGCAGTACCATCATTATCAGTTACTTCGTTCATGTTTCCAGCGATCTTGATTGATCCCATAGTATAAGCAACAGCGATACCTTCACCTTCTTCAGTAACGTCAGCTGTAGATGCTTTATCAAACTCAACTTCTCTTTCACCATAAGAAACAGATAAATCATCATTTATATTTACGGCAATACCCCACGCTTGAGTGTGAGTATCTGTACCAGTTGAACTACCAGCATCGATATCAGCTACTTGAATACCAGCAGTAACCATTCCGAAAGTGTAATTAGCAAACACTGTTTGGTGTTTGTTATCACTAGTCGAACCGTTTGTTGCTGCTTTACCATAACCAAGACCAGCATTTAAGCCGTCCATTCCTAACGTACTACCGTCAGCAGTTAAAGCAAAATCCCATGCACCTTGGTTTGCACCAGACACAGCACCGTCAGAGTTTGCTGTACCAGAACCTTTTCTTGCAGCAACATTCAATGTTAGGCCTTCAAAAGTGTTTACATAATTCCAAACACCTGTGTTACCCGCAGCACCTACTAGTCCTCTTGCACCATTAGTTCCGTCTGTATCTAGACCATCCCAGATTTCTTCTGCAGCAGTCGGTGTTTTATCATCGATAGTTGCTAGACCTGAACCTGATCCTTGGTCAAACGCTATTGTTCCTGTGTCGCCCATATCAATTGATAATCTTGCAGAAGACATTCCTGCAAATTTATCTTTTGATGTTTGCATGTAAGATACATTGTATCCATTTACTTCACCTGAAGCTGTAAAACTTAGGTTAGTTTTCATACCATACTGGAATGCAACGTTGGACAATGTTATTGCGTCAACGTAGTCTGCCGCGTTACCCAAAGATGAAGCAGTATTTGTTAATTCAATGTAACCATATCTGGTCATGAATGAAACTACTGGTTCAAATGTGCTAGGATCCATAACAGGTCCTGTGCTCATTAATGGGATATAAGGACAATAGAACGCAGGTGCGTCAGTTTCGCTTGAACCTTTGTATCCAACTAAAACTTTAGTTCCGTCTGCCGCATAACTATCAACAAATACTTTAATAGAACCGTTTAATGTTCCAGCAAGTTTTGTGTTAGTAGGTGCTTCAAAAGAACCTTCTGTTGTTCTAGCGAATGTTGATGTAGATGCTGACTGTAATATAGTCAACGCTTCTGGACTAACTACGATGTAGTTACCAGCGCCACGTCTAGTTCTAGCCGCGATTCTGTTCGCCGCTCTATTGATCTCGATAGCCAATACAGCATGTCTGTCACCGACGTAAGTCTGTGTGCCAGTTACTGAATTGAAATCAAGTGCAGTACCTGATCCTGCTAGAGATCTTAGTGAACCGATAATTTCTTGGTCGATTTCAACTACGATTTCTTGTGCAAGAGCCTGCATAATTTCTGCTTCAACATCAAGACCATGCATTGATTCAGCATCTTGTGCCGCCTCAAATGTCCATCTTGCAGATAGACGTCTTGTTTTTGCTTCAACAGTTTGTTTTAAGATTTGAATGCTCATTTTCTTACCTGGTGTTCCCTCTGATGATGCTGTTGCATCTGGGCTACCTGCGTAAGCATTAGCAATCTTAAACGGGCTAAGAGCCTCGTCACCTGGGTTCACGCCAGTTGCCGCTTCGGCATAACGTGTTCTCAAGGTGTGAATTTGTCCTACTGGACCACTCATAGGTTGAACACCTACAAGCTCGTTAGCAATAACAGAAGGCATAACCCTTCTGATTAAAGGTAACATTACTTTGTTTAATGTAGCAACGTTGCCAGCCTGTGTAGCACCACTTGATGCTGATTCCTGAAGATACCTTTTAGTATTCTCTAGGACTACATCTAAAGTTGATTTCTTAGAACCGTTAAGTCCTTCGAGTAATGCATCTTTAGTTGCTGACCAATTGCTTTCAAATAATTCTGCCATTTCTTATCTCCTAATTTGAAAGTCCGGCTAATTTACGGATTTGGTTAATTTCAACCACGTCCTGTTCGTCTTCAGATGAAGGCTGAACGTTTTTATCACCAGTGTGTTCTGTAATCACTGATTCATTCAATGCTTTTCTACTCTCTACTGCTGGAACTTCTCCATCTAAAACAGATGGGAGATACTTATTGAATTGCTTCTCTAAGTTCTCAGTCTTTACACTTTCAAGTAAATCTACCATTAATTCTTTTTTGCTTCTGCTAAGTGGTTTCATGAGCTCTGATAACTTCTCTTTACGATCCATTAAATCATTTGCTACATTCAACTTAGATTCTACCAATTTTGTTGCTTCTGCACTAGCCGTTGCGTCTGCTTTGGATTCTTCTAATTTTTTCTTAACGTCCACGATTTGTTTCTGTAAATCTTTTACATCTGATGCTTCGTTCAAATAACTTGAACGATATTCATTTGCAAATGATTCGAATATTCTACGACCAAAATCGTTTTCTCTTGCGGCTGTAATGTCGTCTCTGAACTGCTTAACATTCTCTTTTACAATAGTGTTTACAGTTGCTTCAACTTTTTCAGCGGCACGTTTGATGAAATCTGATTTAGATGATGCAAGTTGTTTTTTGCCTTCTCTAACCATTTTCACTTTCTGTTCAACAAGTTCTTGTTTATCTGCATGGAACTCTTTAAGTTCACCTGCAAGTTGTTCAACTACAAAGTCATCAAGTTTAGAAACATGTGAGGAAACTGAATTCCTTTCTGCTCTAAGTTCTTTAATTTCTTTAGCAAGTTGTTCCGACACAAACTTGTTAAGTTTTGTGCTATGTTCACTGATAGCCTTTTTGTATGCAACTCTTTCTTCAGCAACTGCTTTTTTATCTTCAGCAAGTTCAAGCATTTCTGCTTCAACTCTTTGTTTGATAAAACCGTCAACTGCTTCAACTATAAGACCTTTGTCATGCTCATATCTTTGAGCAAACTCTTCTCTTAATTCTGCTGTAAGTTGTTCCTTGGCTTCGGCAAGACGACTTTCCCAGGCCTCAACGATACTTGTACGAGTTTCCTCGTTAATATCACTAGACTCGATCAGGTCTTCAAAATTTACTGCCATAGTAGTCTCCTACCTCAATTTTAATTCGTTAATAAAATTAACGATTTGTTTAGTTAAATGCTTTTCAGCATTTGGGTTACCGTGTGTATAGTCTTTGGCAATCTCATGTATCATGCTACCGCCTCTCATATTAAACAAAGACTCATAAATGGTCTTTGGATAGGCATCGGGGGCCGATGGTTGAGCAACGATATCAACAGTAATAATATCAAAATCAGACACACGACCTGATTCATTTACATTACCGCTACCTCTACTGCTAACTCCTAATTTTGCACCTGCTTTTAATAAAGCCCTTGCAATATTACCCATTGGCGTATCGATTATTTTTAATTTACCTAGACCGTCGGAGCCATCGCATTGCATTTCTGTAATGATATGGCTGACTCTGTCTAAATTAATTTGTAACTCTTCAGGATGATCTAACTCACCCATCACAGTTTCACCTACTTTTAATCTTTGAGTAACATTTTCAACAGCACGTTGGATTTCATCCTTAGGATAAACCCTACCGTTTTGGTTTTTTACATCGCCTTGGATGAATAAACCTTGCATGAATAAATCTTTTCCATCGTTGGATTCCATAATAGAAATCCCACTTTGTTCCGGACTCATATATTCATATAACTTACGCACTATCTAATATTCCTCAAAATGTTAGTTAAGCCTTTTTAGGTTCAACTTTAATATTATCTGTTGGTGTGTGGTCTTTTGCTGATTCACCTTTATTGCCTTCGCCACCGTCTTTAACTGATACAGGGTCACCTGCTCCAGTTACTACAGTTGCACTTGGCTTTTTAGTTAAAGGGGATTCGTTGTTGTCTGCTGAACCACCTTTAGGTTCTGCTACGTTATCTGATAACTTAGTTGCTTCTTCAACAACTTCATCATCTTCTTCCTCAACAACTTCTTCGTCTAAATCATATTCAACAGACTCTTCTTCAGGCATTTCCATATCCATGTCAGGCATCATTTCTGCGTCCATATCCATTTCATCTTCTTCGCCTTTGTCTTCGTCTGATAATAATTTTTCGAATTCAGCTCTTAAATCTTCTAGTTCGTCTTCTAAAGAATCAACTTTATCTTCTAAGTCTTCTTCTTCGTCGCTGTCGTCTGCTGATCCACCAACCTCGTCTGCTTCAATATCTGCATCTGCATCTTGTACATCTGCAACAAAATCTGCTTCTGGGTCACTGTCATCAATTGCTTCTTCAACTGCGTCTTCTTCAGACTCTTCAGACTCTTCAACTGCTTCTTCATCAGATTCCTCTGATTCTTCAACTGCTTCTTCATCTTCTGATTCAGTTTCTTCAACTACTTCGTCTTCGTCTAAGATACGCTCGTACTCTGAACGAGCAGTTTCAACGACATATTCGTGAAGTAGCTCTTCGGCACGCTCGTTATCTTCTGCAAGTAGTAATTCGAGAACTTGTTCTAATTTACTGCGTTCTGACATTTTTGAGCTCCTATAATTATAAGACTATAATGCTTACGAATTGTA